AAGCTTCATCTTTTTATCGCCAATATTCTTGGCAAGCATTTCAAAGCGTTCGATGACTTCCTCACGGTTGTCATCTTCACTTATATTTTTAACTTCAAGAAGTTTAGCTTCTGGATTCATAGGGATAGCTACAGGAGAGATCTCAAATAATTTGACCTCACTTAAGTCTCTACCACCATGGTTATTGTTGTCCGCTTTCACTACAGCATAGCCGATAGAGAATGAGTCTACGACACCATCCTTCATGAGCTGCTTGTACTCTTGAGCACGGTCAGTTTTAGATAGGTATCCTTTAAACAATAATCCAGTTTCATCTTCCTTCATTTCAGTTACTCTTCCAATAGGTTTATTCTGATCGTGATTAGCGACCATGATAACACTACCTCCATTTTCAGAGATAGTCTTATTGAATGCACCCTTTTTGATTACGTCACCTCCACGGTCAACGTTGTCAAAGATTGCTCCGTATCCAGTTATTTCACCTTCTACGTTTAATGTACCTTTAACGTCAAATGTTTTAAATTCTATCATTTTTTATCGTCTTTTTTAGGTTTGTCTTTCTTATCTTTGCTCTCGTTGACATTAGCGTCAGATTGACCATTAGCATCACTAATCTCTTCGTTATCTCTAACTACAGCTTGAGTGAATCCTAAGTACATATCATCTCCAGTAAACTCACCTATCTTAGCTACGCTTGGCATATTAGCCATTGCACGAGCTTCGTTGATAGTTACCATTCCAGCAGCCTGAGCGATTGCTTGGAAACGCGTCACCAAACTGAGGCGTAAGCCATGCGTTAAGACCATTCTTAATTTCTTCCAACATAGGAGTGACACAGTTTTCCCATAAACCGATCTTAGCCTCTTTACCGTTCTGGTAAGTAGAATCTTTAAGACCTATAAGCTGGCTAGGGAAGTTCAATACGTTACAGATGTCCTGAGCCGATTGCTCAAGTTGTTCGAATAACATAAGTGCCTCTAATCCACTAGATACGTCAATAGCGTCTAGGTTAGCATCAATGATTGGAATGTTACCAGTATTGTTGTTACCTTGAGCTTGCTTACGTAGCTTGTTCTTTAGTTGATCTAATGCTTCAGGTGAGAACTCG